TAAAAAAATAGGCCAATCCATTTACAAAGATTAATAATATAAAGATTCCCCATAACAATGCTTCTAAAATAAAATATGAGCCAGAAGGTTCATAGTCATAGTCATAGTCATCGTCACTTGTCAAAGATTTTCCTAAAAAACTAAATAATATGTAATACACTATTATAATTATTATTAAGACTACTAATACAAAAGGATTAGTGCCTAAATTATTTAAATTATTATAAAAATCTTCAGTCACATTATTAAATAATGTCATAATATTATATAATAATAATATATATTATTATTGATTACACAAATTATTAAAAGTTATTAAATAATGCCAATGTCATTATACTTTTCTATAACAATAACAATAAGCTTTTGCGCTAATTAGTGATGCTTCACTAATTTCGGTTACATTAGTATCATTATAGCTATACCATTTTTGATTTGCATTTTTTACATATGAACTATAATGTCCACCTTGAACGCTTCCACTGTGATTACATATTCCAAACAATTCATATATACAATTTGTCTTATTATATCCTAATTCGTAGTTGCCAAAATCAACATCGCATAATGGGGTTTCTATAATATTATTTAATTTACGATTATTATTATCAAATCGTTTAAAATCAACTATCAATATAGTTGGTAAACTCCAAAATTTAATACATTTTTTTACAGATTCTTTTTTATGCGTAGCTTCATTAAACCACGCATTCTCATTTTCCAATAATTCATTACTTGTATATAAATCAAAACAATCATAAATAGTATATGTTTTAGAATTATTAGCATTTTGTGGTATAGGTAGATTGATTACACTAAAACTTTCTGGTGTAATACTATAAATTATATTTTCCGTAGTATTTGAAATAATTAATGATACATGTATTCCAAAAAATAATTGTAATATTTCGGAATAGCTATTTGAATAGTTATTTTTTATCATAATATAACATTTTTTTGCTACTTCATCTATAGTATTTTTTGATGTTCCAATTATATTAATATCTACTTTACGCTCAATACTTTCATGAAAACAGTCAAATAAAAAAATTAGAAACTCAGGTAAATCATTTTGAGCATACCCTGTAAATAATTCTCTCTTTTTTACTTGTGCCATATGTTGAATTGCTCTTATAAATCTATTTGGACTAATAACACAGTTAGTGCTCCACATTAAGTCTTTTAACTGCTTCCACTCGTAAAGTAATAAAGATTTTTCATCATTATTTATAGTAATATTTTCAAGAATTTCATTAAATTCGTAACAATGTGATAATATTTGCATACATGCATTAATATAACATGTATTTCCTAAATTACATAATCCAGTTAGCCCTTTATTATTATATTTATTAAGTAAGCCATTAGAAGACATTACTTTATAATTAATAGTAGACATCATTATGTAGTTAAGTATATATACTTGTATATTTATATATATTTAAATAATTAATTAAATAGTTAATTATAATATTAACTATATTGTAGTTATGAATCCGTATCCTAATCCTAGTAACTTAGAATTGACTATGTTAATTAATTCAATGGTTTATTTAAATAATTATATAAGGACAGTTAATTCTAGTATTGAATATTTAAATAATGCTAGTGCAAATATAAGACACATGCAAGAAACTATGTATTATTACCACGCTAATAATTATCAATTAATGGTAAATAATACAGAATTATTTGCCAGAGCAAATAACGTAGCAAATAATGTAGCAAATAACGTAGCAAATAACGTAGCAAATAACGTAGCAAATAACGTAGCAAATAACGTAGCAAATAATAGTAATACAGTTGAAGATTTAAATTTGGAATACTTTGAAGCATTGTCACTGCGTAATTTACAAACAATTATTACTAATAATGTAACAGAATGTAGTTTTTGTTCGTTATGTGAACCATTAAATGAGTCTTGTTCTATAACGCACGAAGATTTTTTACCACAACATAGAGTAACAAAAATTAATGGGTGCGGACATATATTTAATTCAAAGGCTATTAATGAGTGGTTACTTACGCATCAATCATGTCCTAATTGTCGATATAATATATTGTATGATTCCAATATTATTTCTTATAGCATTCAAGAGTCTGATAGTACATTTTATTTTAACATTGAAGACCTTATAAAGTTTTTTCGCTTTATAAATCAATCGTCTTAAGTAAAATAATATAATTAACACGTTTAGCTAATAATTTATTATTTTCTAATGCTATTTGTTTTTGTAGTTTAGTCTTTGTTTTATTATACTTTGCTAGTTTTTCTTTTGAGTCACTATAAATAGTTGGTTGTGTTTTTAGTAACTCTTTAAATTGTGCATGGTCATCACATTCTCTCTTATATAACTCTTCAAGTTTGGCAATTTTATCAAATTTTTTTCGTAAGTCAATACATAACTTGTGTGAATCATTTTTTTTTGAATAAGCAATTTTATGTAAGCGTAGCAAATAGTTTTTCTCATTAGTACATGCTTTACAATAAGTTGACTTGGACTTCTTTTGAAAATTATATAATTTACATATATGTAAATTGTTAGCGTTAGCATAACTAAATAATAAATAACAATTGTTATTTTTTTCAGATAAAATAGTAGGACACTTAGAAGTTATAGTACTATGTTTGCCATTATTATTTTCTCTCAAATGTAACTGTAAAATTTCAATAGCTTTTAATAGGTTATTCATTTATAATAGACCAACTAACAATACTATAATTTATTATCAATTTTTATATATTTTATATACTAATTAATTATACTAAACAAAAGCTAACTACATTTTCCTTCGTAATAGTGCGCCAAATGGGCTCCAATAAGGTAATAGTATTGGTTTTTGATTTAATATTGCTAGTAATTTTTTTGGTAAATATTTTTTATCTACTACTACTTCAAATGTGTAATCTTTAAACCATGACTCCGACATATAATAATTTCCATCATAATCCACGCTATCATCTTTTTCAAACAGTTTATCTCCCCAAGAATTTTCAACAAGAAATCCATTGGTTTTTGAGTTATTTAAGTTATAACCTTTTATTACCATAGCATGGACAGGAGCTGTTTGTCTATAATTTAATGAATCACATTTAGCCATGGCATTATTAAATCCAAAAATGGAATCATAGTCAAAAGCTGCTTTATCCATAAAACTATGTTTATGTGAAATATACTTGTCAATATCAAGACCAATCCATACCGCTTCCTGATTATCTATAGATTTTTTTGTAGCATCAATTAAATAGTCAATTGGAACATTTATTAGACCCCGTCTTTTCTCTCCTAAAACATCAAATGACAATTGCACATCATATTGTTTAAAAAAGGGCGCTTCTTTACAAGGATAATTTATTAAACATACTTTATTTTTTGCATTATATGGAACATATTTTTTATAAAAATCTAATGGACTAACATTTTTAATTATTTTAGCTTTTTTTGATTCTTTTGAATCTTTTGATTCTTCGTAATATTCCCAAGTTATTTTAGTTGGTGGTTCTCCTAAAAATACAACCAAAATTTTATAGCATTCTAATAACATAGAGTTTAATAATGCATTTTTATTTTTAATAAGTTCATTTTTAGGTGTAGTTTTTATTTTGTGAGCGCATTTGCGTATAAAGTCATTATAAAAATTTCTAAGTTCATCCGAATTAGTGCTATGAAAATTATCATCCATATTTGATTTAGGAACAATACCATATTTTTCAATTAAATTAACAAATACATTCCAACGACCTCCATCATCAGTTAAATTGTCTAATATATGTATTAATTTAACTACTTTATCATTTGATTGAATAGTTTGTACGTTTACATCATAAGTATCAATTATATAAGTAAGATAATAATTCGCTTTTTCTAATTTGTCAAAAAAAAACAAATAATTTTGCGAAAACTCAAAATCTGGAGCTAACTTGTATTTTTTAATCATTTTGTAGCGCATAATATTTAAAAAGGCAAATATCCAACAACGGCCACTTTGTTTTTGGTCACTAATTTTTGACTGAACGTCAATTAAATTTGTATAAGTTTTTTTCTTATCTTGAATATAATCACTTTTTAATAACACATTTTTAAAATCTGTCTTTGTATTAAAATTTTTTATTATTTTATTTGTTTTATTTTTATTAAATTTTTGTGAAAAATTTGAAATTAACTTATATGTTAATTTATTAACCATATACTATTATATTATATTATATTATATTATATTATAATATATTACAAGATTACTAATTACTAATATTACTTACATTCTTTTAAATAGCTATCAAATAATAGGCTTTTAATTTCTTTACATTTTAGTTCTTCTAGTTTTTTCTCAAATTTTTCTTGTTCGGGCCATTTTGCATGCAATTTGTCTATTTCATTATACCACGATTGTAGTGTAATTCCGCGTTTTTTTTTAAATTCGCTCATATTTTCTAAATTTAACGCATAGAGCTGTAATAATGGTTTCATAATCTGATTGCTAATATAATGCGCGTAATCCAATTTTAATTTATTTTGAATAATAAAATCAGGTGTCTCTATTTTTTCACCTTGAAGTGCTTTTTTATTAGCATTTACAATATATGCATAATACATTCTATCGCCTGAACTAGGTTTATTACCAATGTCTCGCTGACCGATTCGCTCAGCCAATACTTTATGTGCTATTTGATTGGGATTTTTATAATAGCTTCGTAAAGATTTGGTTACCAATAATTTTTCAATTGAATATTGTCCAGCAATCAATTTTTCAAGACTCTCATTTAGAAATTTTATTGATTTAGTAATACTCTTTTCTTTCATAATAATATTTACAATAGTTCCATATATATCTTTTACTAGCGGAGCATTATCTCTGCGTTTAAGCACAATACCCATATACTTTAGTTTGCCTTTTTCTATATTTTCTTCATACAATATACCTACATAACGTTTCTTAGATAATAATATCCAAGGCCAAAATGTTTTTTCATATTCTAAATCGTGTGGTTTTTTTAGAAATTGACTTGCTAAATTCCCTGCTTTTTTTGCTAGTTCAATAGTATAAATAAGAGCTTGATTATTTATAATTTTTTCATCGTTAATTGGATTTCTCAAATTAAATTTGAAAAATACTGAATCTGTATCACCATATACACATTGCGCTTTTGCCTTTACAACTGTACCATCATCTAATGTTACCAAAACATCGTTATAGCATTCTTCAATAATTGCCCGTCCGTAAAATAATAATTTACGACCAATAGCTGTTGTTGAAGCGGCAACGTCCCCTTCATAAAAAGCACTTGTAATTGCTCCCATTTGGCCATATAATGAATTTGCTGTTACTTTAATGCTTAGTTGTCGCTTATCTAACACATTTTTCATAAACTCATCTTTTTCCAATAAAATTAATTTTCGGGTTGCTTTTCGCGCCGCTAACAACTCCTCTAAAATAGCTGGCATAATAGCTTTACCATCTTTATCTGGAAATTGAGCGAATCTACAAATTTTATAACCAATAATCACTTTTTTCTCAGCTGCTTTTGGGCTGGGTCGTATATATTTATATGTATCATATTTCACATCAATATATTTATAACCCAAATCATATAAGTTATCGTAGCAATAATCTCCATGCTCAGATTTTTCCCCGGTTTCTTTAATTAAATTATTACTTAAATCATATTCTTTAGTCCATACTTTTGAGTCGTGTGACAAATTTTCGGAAATAATAGACGATGGATAAAGAGAACTATAGTCAACACAAGCAACTGGCTCTTCTAAATATATTCCAGTTTTTGGTGTAAAAACATGAGCACCTTCATAACCTCCGCCTGTTTTTTGCTTATTGACAACTGGCATAAGTGTATTTTTTTCTCCACATTTTTTAGAAACATAGCTTTGTAGTTTAATTCCTTGTCCGCGCAATAGTAAATAGCTTAGCGGAACATCACATAAATTTGACATTTCTACTTTGTCGGTAATTACATCTACTTTTAATAATAACCAAATAACATTGTCGCAATCAGCAAGACAATATTTACCAACAGTCCATCGGTCATAATCAGAACCATTAGCAAGCGCAAATATTTCTTGTGGAGACACATCATCTTTTGCTAATCCCCAGTTATATTTGTAATTGGCCAAATCCAGTTCTTCTAGACCTTCAATCACAAACCATTGTTCGTCTTTATTAATTTCAATAATTTCAAATTTTTGCCCTTTTTTATATAAATTATTACTGAACCCTTGCTCATCAAACTTTATATAACTACCCACACTAATACCTGTAAGATTTTTACTATATATTTTTGTGCTATTATTTTCATTATTTAACACAATTTTACTAATAGAGTCACTAATAAAATAGCTTGATGTAAAGTCTAGCTTATTAGAACTTAATGTAAATTCTTTACGAAAAATGACACACATATCTATAATAATGCGTCCAGGCATTTTTATAAATTTTAAATTATATTCACCACTTGCTAAAACAATCTTATTTGTTTCAATGTCTTTATACCCCTTTTTTTGAGTGTCGCTAGATTTAGCCAACTTATCTCTATATTCAGCACGCCAATCATTTGAAATACATATTTCATTTTTGTTTCGCGAAAGTTTGAGAAACTCATTTACACAATTTAGCTCTTTAGACCGTTTATACATAAATTCAAAATCAAACCCCGTAATATTATAGCCTGTAATAATATGCGGATTTTCGCTATTAATAATTTTTGTAAATGTTAATAATACTTCTTTTTCAGTACAGCGTTCTAATACAATTACGTTATTTTCTTGTGCCCATAATAAATATTTATCTGGAATTTTACAACCGCCTTTAACAATAATAATGCGTTTATATGGTTTAGGTTCTGTATAATTAATAAAACTTAAACCAATAAATGTAATTATGTCACCTTCTAATGCTGGAAAGTTAGTATTGAAAAATGCTTCTGTTAGCTTTACCAATTTTGTAGCATATTCACAGCTATTGTCCTTAATTAATTCTATTAATGTGCAATCTTTTTTATAATCTTTTATTTTAGGTTTGCGTTTGTTATATTTTACTTGACTTTCAGTTTCCCCATCATTAATGCAATCATGTTCTTCATCGTCTTCATTTTCATCTTCAGTTTCAGATTCTGAGTCAGCGCCGTCCAAAACAATATCACTATTTAATGACACATTGAACTTTGATGGATTATAGTTTGTTAATTTATTTATTAATATTTCCATTTCATCTAATGTAATAGAAGGGTTCTTAGGATATACTTTTTGTATATAACTTAATTTGTCATGTGTTAAATCAAACGCACTTAAAATCTCGTGTTTTAAATTATTAAAATCATAATTAAGTTTGAAATTTTCAGAACTCGAATTGTAATTTTCAAGTATATTTGTTGCTAATTTTTTATAATTTTTAATTGGAATAGGAAAATCACCATGACTACTACTTGCCTCAATATCAAAGCTACATATATTATATTTTACTAATGTTTCTTTTTCTTTATAATCATAAATATCTTCGTAATTTATTGAGTATTCATAAGAGCAATTTGTTGTCTTATTACTAATAATTCGCACTTTGTTTGAAGGTATTTTTATCCATCCACTTGGACTAATATGTTTTTCATGAAAGAATTTTAATAGTGGCGGAATGTCTGCCTCATATAAATAACAATGCGTTGTTCCAATGTCATCAGTATATTTATATCCGTCTTCTTTTAATGTTCTTTCAAACTGACCTGTTTTACTGGTTTTATCATCATAAAATATTTTTTTTAATTTATTATATGCTCCACTATTAGTAAATGAAACTTTAACAAAATTATGTAATTTTTTATTATCAAAACCATATAACTTGTGCCTTTTTACTAACACACATTCAACTATTGAGTCTTCATAATAATTGCCAACCAATTGTTTCATATGTCCCATAAATTCATTTTTACGTTGGTCATTCCAGTCTTCGCTAACCATAATGTAGAAAAATGGATAAAACTTTTCTATAAATATGGATGCTGTCTTATTTGATGAATTTATTCCAAATGCTTGAATAATGAATTGTTTATTATCTTTATAATTGTTTCCTTTACTGTTTTCCTCTAATACATTGTAGTCATAACATTTAAAACATTTATATGTTGTCATATTATTTAATAAACTATTTAATTAGTAGTCTTTAAATTTATAAAAACTTTTCAATTTTTTATATAATTTTTTATATAATTTTTTTTATAATTTTTTTTATAATTTCTTATATAATTTTTTATATAATTTTTTTTATAATTTCTCATATAATTTTTTATATATTTATATAAATATATGTCGACTATTCCTAAACTAATTTTTATTGTTCCATATAGAGACCGCGAAAGAGAAAAACACCATTTTTCTATATATATGAAATATATTATGGAAGACTATAACAAAGACGATTATGAAATATATTATAGTCATCAAACCGATTCTAGAATGTTTAATCGCGGAGCAACAAAAAATATTGGTTTTATGGTTATGAAAGAAAAATATCCAAATGATTATAAAAACATTACCTTTGTATTTAATGATGTTGATACATTGCCAGCAATGAAAAATTTATTTGATTATATAACATATCCAGGAACAGTAAAACATTTTTATGGTTTTACTTTTGCTTTAGGAGGAATAGTTTCAATAACTGGAGGTGATTTTGAAAAATGCAATGGGTTCCCAAATAATTGGGGATGGGGACTAGAAGACAATGCTTTAAATGATAGGGTACTACAACAATCATTAACTATTAACAGGGACCAATTTTTACCAGTTCATTCTAAGAATATAATTCATTTATATGACAACCCAATAAGACTAGTTAACACTAGAGAACCACTGGCTTATGTTAGTGGCAAATTGATTGATAATTTAAATAATATAAGTAATTTATATTATTCAATTGTTAATAATGCTAATACTAATACTATAAATGAAGACACCAATAAACTAAGTGCTATAAAACAAAATGAATATATTATAAATATACATAATTTTGAAACATTAATTCCTAGTGCTAGTACGTATTATAAACAAAATATGTTAGAAAGTAATGTACTAAAAGCATATAAAAGCTCAACATTAGTAAAAAGAAATGTTAATCCAAGATGGTTACTAACTAATACTTTTAACAAGTGAATTTGAGTTTTTATTCAACAGAAACAACTTTTGCCAAGTTGCGTGGTTTATCTGGATTAATATGCTTACCTAATGACACTTCATATGCTAATTTTTGTAATGTTATTATGTATAAAATTTCATTATAATAGTCAAGATTTACTAACAATATAAATTTATCTTCACTTAATTTTAAGTCATCTATAATATTTTGAGAGTTTGTTATAACAAATATGTTGGTTTCGCGAGCAATTATTTCATAATATGTTGATTTTAAATTATTTAGATCCTTAGTATTATGTATATCTATTAATAATAGTGTTAAACTTGAACTAGTTAATAGCGCAAAAGGCCCGTGTTTTAATGAGCTAGCACTAAAACCCTCACAATGGATATAGCAAACCTCTTTAATTTTTAGAGCACCTTCACACGCTATTGGATACAATTTGTCTTTTCCTAATATAAATATACTTGTTACATTATTGTTAATAATGTAATCCTTTAAACCATTAATTTTATTCATAAAATTAATATCATATAATAGTTGTCTTACACTATTTGGAAGTATTCTAAGATTGTCTATTTTTTTTATATTACTATAATAATCATTATTTACAAACCACATACTAAGTAGGCTTAATATTATTAACATGCTTGTAAATGATTTTGTTGAAGCAACACTAATTTCTGTTCCAGCATTCATATATATACCACAATCCACTTCGCGCGCTATTAACGAATCTACTTTATTTATTATACCCAAAGTTACGCATTTCTTGGCCTTACAAATTTTCAAACAATTATATACATCCATTGTTTCACCCGATTGTGATAAAAATACGCACAAAGTAGTACAATGATTTTTAATATTCGGTAAAATATTTTCATTAAACTCACACGCATTTACACTTTTAACACATACAAATTGTTTTATTTCATTTAAATAGAGCTCGCCTATTAATGACGCATTATAACTTGTTCCGCAACCAATTAAATAAATAAATTCTATATACTTTATAATATTACTTATATTATCTAATCCTCCCAATTTGATAATATTATTATTAATGCGACCACCATAATTATATGCTTTTTGTAGTGTTTCTGGTTGTTCCATTATTTCTTTTAACATCCAATGGCTATAATTTCCTATGTTTTCAACTATATTTTCATAACATACTTTTTTAATAGTATAATTAGATAAATCAGTTAAATTATCTGGTGTAGTTTGGTCTATAGCAATATATGAGGACAAGGACATATTATTTATTAAATTAGTATAACTACCATTACTTATTTTAATAATATTATTGTCTTTCAATGGAATATAATCACTTATTAAGCATGCAAAGCCATTTGTTTCTGAAGTACATATTATAAAATCATTATTATAACCTAATAATAATGGAGACCCTTTTCTTGTCACATAATATGTATCTAATTGTTTAGTATAAATGATTACAAGAGCCCATGTTCCTTCTAACTGACTTAGCGTTTTTTTTATTGCTTCTTCAATATTACATTTCATAACTATAATATAATATTCTATTAAATTAGCAATTACTTCGCTATCTGTATCACTGTAAAAATTATAGTTCTTAGATTGTAAAAACTCTTTTATTGTCATAAAATTATTTATTATACCATTATGAACTAGTATAATTTGCTTGTGTTGTGATATATGGGGGTGTGCATTAGCATCAGTCTTACCGCCATGAGTAGCCCATCTTGTATGTCCAAGTGCTATTCTAGAAAACAATTGTTGCTTATATACTTGTTGTTGATGTAAGTCATTTGTTTCATATAATGATTTAACTAAATCAAAACAGTCATGTTTTAGTGTTGATGCTTTTTTAATTATTTCAAATTTGCTTGTAATGTCATTATAATAACATATTCCAATGGAGTCATAGCCTCTATTTTGTATTAATTCTAAACTATTAAAAATATGTTTTAATGAATTTTTTGTATTTTTGGAATATATAAACGTTATTCCACACATAACATAATATAAATACAAAAAGTTTTATATTTATATTATAACTTGTAAATATTATAACTTGTAAATATTATAACTTGTAAATATTATAACTTGTAAATATTATAACTTGTAAATATTATAACTTGTAAATATTATAACTTGTAAATATTATAACCTGTAAAGACTATAAAGACTATAATGACTATAAATAATGGCCTTTTCCTGTTTTAAATATTTTAAAACGAGGAGTATAAGGAACAATATTAGCATAATTAACTTGTGTTGGTAAAGGGGTGTTATTGCGTATATCTTCTCTTAAATCTTCTATACATTGTTGAGATAGTCTATTGCGTCTATTTGACCTAACTAAATTAGCAAAATTTTGTCTTACTAATCTATTGGTTATAAAAGTTTGACTAGCTTTTGCTGAACTATGTTTATTTGCATTAATTTTATTTTTAATTAAGTCTTCTGTTGTGGTTATACATTGTTCATCTATTTGGTATTGGTTAATAAAACCACGACCAACAATTGAATTTTCATCGTATGGTGTAATTGATAATAGCTTTGGAACATTATTTAATCCAATAAGCCCTTGTATCATTTTTCTTGATAAGTTACTACTATTTTTCTCTGGAATAATTATACTGTTTAATCTTGAAGTACTTGCTCCCGGTAAAAGCTCAATTGCTTTTGATAATGTATCAATATTACTTGGATCTCTAATAATTTCAATATTATTATTTGGATATCTATAAAGAGGGTTTGGATCTGTTTCTGGATTATGATATATATATATACATTCTACATCTGTAAAATCGCGACTTGGTGTTGTATAAATTAAACTCTCAAAACTTATAGAACTAGTGTTTATTTTGATGTTATTATTTAATACATCAAAAGTAAAAAATGTATTAAAATAGACATCATAATTGAATCTTACATCTAAAAGCACGGGTTTATCTAGATTATAATATGAACTTTCTATAGTAGTTTGTGTTTGAGGTAGATTTCTAGTATTTAAATTATTAGGGTTTGTTATGATTACATTATCAAAACTAATTGTATTAATGCTATAATTAGTACTATTATTGAAGTAACTAATATTTGGTCTTATAATGCTTCCAGATAAACTGGTGAAAGCAAGATTATTAAACTCATTAAAATAACTTTTTAAGTTATTAACATCAAATAAGTTATTAAAATAAATAGAAAATATTTTATTAGTACTAGTAAAAATATTATAAGCGCTAACACTTTTCAAAAGTATATTTGCTGATAGCTCAGTATCATACAAATAATTATTGTCAATATATTGTTGCAGACTATCATATTTTTTTTTGATATTAAGTGGATTATAAATAGAGCTAACATTAATATTTTCTAAAAAAGTTAGCTTTCCTGAATTATATGGAAAACTAATATGTTTATATATATCACTTTGAATAAGACCTGTTCTAAAATTACCCAAAGATAAATAAATAATATATGAGTTGCTTATTTTTGTAGTAAATGTAATGGGCTTTAGTGGAGTTGACACTTGAACGTTTAAAAAATGTATAGTAGAGCTAGTATCAAATACTATTTGGCTTGTTGCTTTTTTAACCATTTCAAAATTATTTGTTCTAATTAAAAAAGTCTCAAAACTTATTGTTAGCCCACTAGATCTATCAGCATAACTCAAGTCAACTGTATAGACTATTTTTTTATTATTAATAGTATATTTATTATATATATTATTATATATACTAAAAGGTGTAGCGCTAGTGCTAGTGATTTGTGTTAATGATGTTATATTAGAAATGTCACTAAATGTAGTAAAACTAGTTAGACTAGCATCTCTATATAAATTAGTGAGTTCATCTGATGGTGTTATACTTTTAATTTTACACATTAAACCATTATAACATATATCAGACCCTAGTCCTCTAGTAAAAAAAGTATAACTAGAATCTCTAAATATATAGTCTTTTATATTTAGTTTATAATAATCATAATTTGGATTATTAGAACTATTAGAACTACTATTTTTATTAAAATTGGAACTACTATCTTTATTATTAAAATAATAATTTAAATGAAAATAGAAGAACTTTTCATCATTAGAAGTAATTGTGGAATTTTTTACTAAATAATTATTGGCAAGGTCATAATTATTTATGTTAGTATTTTTAATAAATAATAATTTTCCAAATTTGTTATTATCAGTAAAAATAAATTTTATGTTATTTTTTATATTATTTAATGTTAATAAACAATCAGATAATGTAGTGTTATTGTTTGTAATGCTATTGTAGTTTAATATTATAATATTTGTAGAATTATCTAGTTGGTTAAAAAATTTATTTCTTTCTGTCAATCTAGGCATACTATCAGTAGCAAGTTGTGTATTTAGTAAAATTTTTGCTCCTTCACTAACACTATTTATATTATTTTGTGTCAAAATAATATAGTTATTTCTCGTGCTGCTTAAGTTAAGTGCCATATAATTAAAAATAACATTATATATTCTTAAATTTATGTATTAAATTTATGTATTAAATTTATGTATTAAATTTATGTATTAAATTTATGTATTAAATTTATGTATTAAATTTATGATATTATATCTGTATTATTAAAATACCAATTTGTTGATAAATAATCCGCTTTTGTATCACTGAGCTTACTTTCTTTACTTGATTTTAGATTTGGACCTTTATACATTATTGAATTTATTTCGAATGTTCCTATAGCATAGTTATAATATTTTAAATTAGAAATAGCGCCATCAAATCCACCATTATAATTGACATACAAATTATCATAGTTTTGTTTAATAATATTTGATAATTTATGACGTTTTGTTAAATTGCCATTAATATAAATATCAACCACATTTTGTGCTGTTGTTCTAATTACTACACATACCCATTTTTTTATTGGAATGCCATCGACATATATATCATCATAATATGTATTATTATTGTTTTCATTATTATGAAAAACATTTACTCTAACTAACATTCCTAAAAGAGGGAACTTGTCTAACAAATCATCGCTCATATTTTTTTTACCATTATATAAATATACACCCGGACAATTGTTTGGACCAAATATTCCTGTTCCCCCTTCTCCTGTTGAATTTGGTGAAGATCCTTTATTAAAAACATGTTTAAAGTCAATTGTTTCTTTATAATCTGTAGCATTAACATGTATCCAAAATGCGTAAGTAAATTCTATTCCTTCATATTCATTAATACTGCGCAAAATTGGGATTGATGATTTTTCGCCTAAAGACTGTGTAATAGTTAGTCCTTCTGTCCCATCTTTTAATCCATATATTAAAAATGGTGTTTCTGATGGTGAAAAAAAATAATATAATGATTTAGTTCCAACATAAAATAATAAAGAAAAAATTATTATTATTGCCAATAAAAATGTAATTTTTGCTATCATTGTATTTGATGATAAAAAATCATTTGCTGATTTTAATCTTGATTCCGCGCTATATGGAATAGCAGCATTAATATTTTTTGAAATATTAGTAAATATACTTTCTGGAGGATTCATAATATTAATATATAATATTATATAAATTATATAAATTATATTTCAAAACTGCCTTTTTCTGTATTATACTCTAAAAAGCTTACTTTTAATCTATATTTATTAAATAATGATTTTGCTAATGATTTATCAATTCCTTCTTTATATATATTGTATGCTTCTTGTGGATTTATGGAATCATTTTCGTAGCGAATTCGTGTAATAAAGCCTTCAAAGCCACTATTAAGACCTTCATTATTTGCTGCGCCCGCGCCTTGAGCCATATTTCCTATATATATATTTTTTTTCTCACTTGTGCTATAAAAATTATGATATAATCCATGCATTATAAATGAATTTCGCAGTTTCCCATCTAAATATACATCTAATGTTCTTGTGTCAATACTTAATGTCAAATTATTCCATTTTTGAACTGGTATATTTGGTATTTTATATCTTGTGTAATTTCTTCTATTTACTAAAGCACTTCTTGCTCTACCTGATACATTATTATCTAAATATGTTTCAATATCAATTAATAAATTGTTTTCGTATTTATCTAAAGCAATATTTATATTTTTAGGTTTGATTTGGTTTAAACTAATATCTTTTTCAACTTTAGTGCTTAAACCGCTTAACATTGAAGCCAGTTCAGGTAATGTTGGTGCTTTTGAATCAACGGCCATATATAATACATTTTTTTCGTTTGATATATTATTTCCCCAGTTATCTATGTAAAACCATACACTTAATGTAAAATTTGATGAGCTATTTTCTGGAATATCTTTTGCCATTATTACATTAGTGTTTGATACAAACAATGAATTTACTGTACTTTGTAGTTCTACAGGCGCTGATGCATCACACATAACATCATAAATTATATTTGTTTTGAAAAATAGATTGCGAAGGCCCCATATTACTACAATAATCAAGATTATTACAATAATAATATTAAATATGCCCATATTAAAATATTATTATATTAAAATATTAAAATAATAAAACATCTTAAATATAATAGTTTAAATATAAAATCTTATTTCTTATTTTTATTTTTTTTATTTATTTGTTATTTGTTATTTGATATTTTTTAATTTATTTGTTATTTGTTATTTGATATTTTTTAATTTATTTGTTATTTGTTATTTGTTATTTGTTATTTGTTATTTGATATTTTTTAATTTATTTGTTATTTGTTAAATTATATAATAACTCAATTGTTAATGGACTTGTAATTTCACTATAATAGTTTATTTCTTTAATACTTCCTTGAATTCCGTCATTTTCCCCTATTGTTACCTTATCGCCTTTAAAATATGGAGTTATGTCTTTTTTTGTTCCTACCAATTTACCATCTATAAAAACATCTATGTTATTATTGGAATAATTAATAACAAAAAATAACCATTTTTGATGTTTTATATTTTTCCCTTCATATATAGTATCTAACTGGTCTCCTTTATTATTTAGTGTTCTAGATCTAACAATGATAGATTGTGATTTTCCATTATAATATATTACTGGTTTATAAGCATAATTAAATATTTCAGTGTCTTTATTATAAGCTGGTGATGTATTTGTTGGTTGTGGATTTATATAAACATAAAAACTTATACTATATGTATAATTGTATGGAAATTTGTTTATAGTTTTGGGTGGGTCATAAAAGCTAGTTTTTACATTATATATTCCATTATAATCATTTTTTAATAATTTAAAATTATAACCTTTTGTGTCACTTATATTGTCTTTTGCTTGTTTAGTTATATCTTTAGATTCAGGAGCTATTTCTGTTGAACTATCAAATGCTTTAAATAGTGTATTTTCTTGCTTATTTAAATTTAATGTACTTAATAATGAGTCAATTGGATTTGTTATAATAGGATTGCTTGTGCTATCATCTTTAGGTATTGGAATATCAATAGTGGAATTAACACTTTTATTAAGATTTTGATATATACCAATGACCTTTTTTTCATTTAAATAATAAGGGTCTGTTCCTTTTAATAGGCTGCTTTTATTAAGTGTTCTAAAATATTTAAATAAAAACGGCAATACAAATAGCAATGTTATTAATAGCAATAATATAAAAAGTAATAAATATACAGGACTTGGTGTTAATTTAATATCTTTATTTATTTCATCAATAACAATTAGTAACAAACAAGGTATAAAGAATATAGTTTTTTTGATAATACAAATGTAATCATAAATAAAGAGAGTCTTACTTGTATCACTATATTCACATGAGTCATCTGAACCAGTTGTTTTTATTGAAAATAGTGCGGCAAAAATTGCCAACACAACAATGACAATTGTTATGCTTATTAATGATTGTGTAATACTAAACGTATTAGTATTTTTTTGTGCATACAGCACATAGTTGATTATGTATATAATACTTATTAGTATAAATAATAATAGCCCAATATACATAAACAAAATTCTTAATGGTTTTAAATATGTGTTTTGAATTTTTATATTATCTATATTATAGCTATTAGTATCATAACCTAATTTGGTTAGCTCCATGGTGTCAGTGCCAGTTATTGCAAGTCTCTCATTTTGATTAATCTTATTATTATTATTATTTCTAAATACTAGAAAAAGAAAATAAAAGACTCCAACGCCTAACAATAGTATTGCTCCTAATATTTCGTAGGGTGTATCTTTTATTCCAAATACATTATAATAACTATTTAAATAATAAATAAGACCAAATATTAATAAAATGACTAACACATTAATGTATCTATAGTAAAAATATTCATATTCATTGGAAGTAGAACTGTTTTTTTTGAATTTTATTCCATTAATTAACACATCTGTTGAAATACTTATACTATTTTTTAAGAAATTTACTGTTTTATCTGAATAGTCACTAATTGTATTAAAACTTGCTTTTAATAATTGTGTCATTATTAGATAATATTAATAATATAAATTAATAAATTTATATTATTCTCTGTTATAAAGTTTGTGTTATAAAGCTTGTGTTATAAAGTTTGTGTTATAAAGCTTGTGTTATAAAGCTTGTGTTATAAAGCTTGTGTTATAAAGTTTGTGTTATCAATGTTACAAATTTTCATATGCTGTTTTTTTTCCATGACAATCTCTACATAAAGCTACTAAATTAGTAATATCATTGGAACCGCCATATTCTAGTTTCATAACATGGTCTACTTCAAACCATGCAGGCAACTGTTTTTGGCAACCTTTACAATGCCAGTTTTGCGAAGCCGCCACAAATTTTTTCTTGGTTTCACTTACACTTCTTTTTGTTGAAGTATTTCCAGACTGTAATATTTTTTGTTGCTGCTTTGTCATATTATTATAATTTGCATTTATTGACTTTTGTAAATGTTGAGACTCTCTATAGTTTGTTCCGGCGCTCAAATTATAATTATTATTTAATTCATTACTTATTGATTTAGATGTAAAATCAATAATTGGAGTTATAATACTAGCAGTGTTTCTGTCTATTGGTAAATATTTAATGTAACCGTTTGTATTAACTACAAAATCTTTATAATTTGCGGGATTTTTCTTTATAAATAAATATATACATAGTCCAACAAAAGCAATTAGTCCCATTTTATAATATTTTTCATAATTTTTAAGTTTAGCTAGTAATTTACCTTCAAAGTATGTATTAAGCAATACAAAACCCGTTATAGTTAATATGAGCAATTCAAATTTCATATTTATTATTAATAATTATAATAATATATTAATTATAGTAAATATAATATAATTATACGTTATAAATTTATTATAAAAAATTTATAATAAAAATAAAAAACTATTATTTAAACTTAATAGTGAGTCCAATTATTACTAATACTAACAATAGTACTAAGCTCCCAAAAATGTATTTTTGCTTATTTCTGCTTTCTTCATATTTTTTTAGCTCCTTAATTTTATAGTTTTCATAATATTTATTCATTGCGTCATAATAAGTTATTTCTGGTTTTCCTAAATAAATATTTATTTTATTATGTATAAAATGCACCCATTTTACAAACGACTCACGAGAGTCTAAATATGGTGTAACAGGATAAGCATCTAAAAATTTACTAAATACATTACCAATGTCACTAATTGGTAAAAACAACGGTAAATTTGTTATAAAGTCATAATATTTCTTTTTTGTTGAATCATTGCTATTGTTAGGATAACTTAAGGCAATTGTATATAAAACAAACCAATAATGTGGTCCCCATATTATTGGATTTAATACATTATTATTAGACATATTATTATTAGACATATTATTATTTGACATAACTTATAAATAACATTAACAAAACTATTGCGTATTTTTACCATAAAAACTCTTATTTAGTTCATATATTAATTTAAGTGTTATAATAATCATTATAACTTTATATAAATTGATTGAATTGTCAAACAGTTTACCATTTAAGAATGTGTGTTGGTTTGTTAATATATGACTAACAACTCCTAATGGTAAAAGCATTAAATAATATACTTGTCTATTTAGTCCAGTATATACTCTTATAAATGGTTCAATCAAATAGGCAATAAAAAACGTCATAAATAAATCAAATAATGACATGCCTAAATTACTTGAATTATAATATGGTTGCTCAAATTGAATGCAATAACTTCGTAGTTCTTTTATATCCATTTTGTATATATTATATTTTATTCTTAAAATCCGATTTAAATCATAAATTCATTCCAGTCATAGTCTTCTTCGTGTTTTAAGCATTTGCTATTGTTTAGTTCAAACATTTTTTGTCTTATTAATTCCAGATTTTTTTTAGCTTCTTCGTGGTTTTCTTCGGCATCTTCAAGATTATACTGTAGTTCCATCGTGACTGAACAAAAATAGTTATGATCAATTTGATAGTTAATTAAATCTGCTTCTGCGTTGTTTAGTTCTATATGAGAATAACCTAATGTCTTAATAGCTTCTTCAAGCTCTCTTTCACAAACTAATTGTTCAAAAGATAGTGCTTGTATTTTTTCCAACTTTTTAAATAGCTCATTATGTTGTTGCGAAACACGCCATCTACAATAGTCTAAGCGGAAGCCATAATTATTTAAATTTATATTTTCATTTACAAGCTGTCTTGCTATAAGTCTTTTCATTCTATTAGAAACAACTAACCATTGCCTAAAATCGTCGTTTTCATTATATACTTTACACACATTAATACCAAAATGCTGGCTACCTTTACTTGTTTCATGATATACATAATACCTTGGATAATCTTGACATTTTCTTTCTGAATCGTAGCTTGTCTGATAAGTCTGCATTTAACATTAATAAGATTTATAATCTTACAATAACATCTCAATTTTTATTTATCAATATAATATATTATATTTTATTCTTAAAACCTTTAAAATGTGTATTTTAAATAAATATAAAACTATAACACGTTAATAGTTTAACTAACTATTAACGCAACCTATGAATATTAAGAAGCAAGTATTTTGCAACAATTGTGGTAAATTAGGACACTTATTTCATAATTGTCGTGTTCCTATAACTAGTATTGGAATTATTCCGTTACGAATAGTTAAAAAGTTTAATCCTGATTTACAAGTTAATGAAAATGTTATTGAACTATTAATAATAAAGCGGAAAGACAGCTTGGCCTTTATAGATTTTATGAGAGGAAAATATATTATGGAAGACAAAAATTATATTTTAAATTTATTAAATAATATGAGCGTAAATGAGAGAAGTTATTTGCTAACTAATGATTTTGATACAATATGGAGCTATTTATGGAATTATAATACAAATAATTTATATAGAAATGAAGAAAAGTTGTCAAAAATCAAATTTAACAAATTGAAATTTGGCTTTACAAGTATTTTAGAAAGTTACAATTTAAAAGAGTTGGTAGATTTATGTGATAAAAACTATAATGAACCTGAGTGGGGATTTCCTAAAGGTCGCAGAAATTATCACGAAAAAGATATTGTGTGTGGACTACGAGAATTTGAAGAAGAAACAGGATATAAAAAAAGTGATATTGAAATTTTTAATAATATTGTTCCATTTGAAGAAATTTTTACAGGTTCAAATTATAAATCTTATAAGCACAAATATTTTGTTGGTATTATTAGTAATAATACAATTCCATTAGCTAACTTTCAAATTTATGAAATTAGTGAAATTAAGTGGGTTCCTATTGATGAAGTACATAATTATATTAGAGATTATAACTATGAAAAAACAAATATAATAAATGATTTAAATAAATTATTAAAAACATATAGATTATATATATAATATGATTGTCTCTGAAGAAGCGGAACCTAATAAAGACGTCATTAATGATTTACAAGAAGAAGAAAAAGAAGAACAATCAATAGAAGACTCAGCAGAAGAATCAGAGCAAGAAGAGCCATTAGAAGCCTCAGCAGAAGCAACAGAAGAACCAATAGAACCAATAGAACCAATAGAAGAAGATCGAATAGATGAATCGGCAGAAGAAGCAGAACCAGAAATAATGGATGAAGGAGCTGGTAAAAAGAAGGAAGAAGACGAAGAAGACTTGGAAGAAGATGAAGACGACGACGATGACGACGACGATGACGACGACGACGACGATGACGACGACGACGAAGCTGATACTGATACTGGCTTGAATGAAGAGGAAGAAGAAGACGAAGATGAAGATGACGAAGACTCTACTAGTTATAATAGACAACCTTATAAGAAAACGAAAACCAATAATTTAAAATTGGCGCAAATGTTTCAAGAAAATATGAATAAATTAAGCCTAGATAAAAGTGAATTAATAGAGCTAGAACAAAATGTTAAAACCAAGAATGATACAAAATATTTTTTAAATGCAATTGAGTTATTGAATATGAAAGAATTAAATGATTCTTTCGATAAAAATTATAAATTCTTATATCCACATTTAGATGATGAATTTTTCAATATTAAAATAGCACATAAAAAAGAGTTTGCCGAAAATAAATTACAAGTAAATATTGATTCTGATTTTGAAAAATTAAGCAATGAAATATGTGATAAGGATTTTGAGCTAGCGCCATATCAAAAATTCATAAAGAATTTTTTATCATCAAATACACCATATAATGGTTTATTACTTTATCATGGACTAGGCACAGGCAAAACTTGTTCCGCAATAGGTGTTGCTGAAGAAACAAGAAAATATTTAAAATATATGGGTTATAATGAACGAATCATAATAGTAGCCTCTCCAAACGTCCAAGAAAATTTCTATTTACAGTTATTTGATGAACGAAAATTAGAATTTAAAAATAATAACTGGACTATTAATAATTGTGCGGGTCAAAGCATATTAGATGAGATTAATAGCACGCATAAAAATTTAACACGAGAGAAAGTAATAAAAATTATGACAAATATAATAAATAATTATTATTTATTTATGGGCTATACACAGTTTGCAAATCTCATAATAAAGAAATCTAATCCTTCAAATCCTTCAAATCCTTCAAATCCTTCAAATCCTAGTAATCCATTAGACACCACACAAAAAAAGAAGATGGCAGAACGATTACAAAAATTCTTTGACAATAGATTAATAATAATTGATGAATTCCATAATATAAGGCAATCTAAAGACAATAGTAACAAACTGGTTTCAAACGAATTACTTAAGCTTGTTAAAAATGTTAATAATTTAAAATTATTATTTCTATCAGCAACACCAATGTTTAATGATTATAAAGAAATCATATTTTTGATTAATATATTAAATATGAACGATAGGCGTAGCATTGTAGATATTAAAGATATATTTAATAGCGATGGTTCTTTTATAGTAAATAGCAAAGGCGAAGAAGTAGGATTACAATTGTTTAAGCGAAAAATAAATGGTTACATTAGTTATGTGAAAGGAGATAATCCTTTAAGTTTTCCTTTTAGAATTTTACCAAATGATTTTTCGCCATCTAATAGTATAAAAACAAAAACTTATCCACAATTTAAAATTAATGGTACTCCATTAACACAATCAATAGAACTGTTTGATATATACATAAATGAAGGCATCTCTCCATATCAAGAATTTGTATATAATATTATACTAAAAAATAATATGTCAAAATTTGATGAAGACAAACTAAATAATATGGACTCCTTTGGTTATACATTATTACAAAAACCCTTAGAAGCATTAAATATTGTATTTCCAAATAGCAAATTAGAATCGTATTTTGAAGAAAAATTGGCTTATAATGAGCATAATATTACACAATTATTAGAAACACTTAATATGGAAGAAATAAATAGTTTGTTTTCTATTAAAGATGTAATTGGTAAAGCAGGCATTAATAGTCTTATGAGCTATCAAGAAAGTTATGCACCTAAATCAAGGCACAACTATAGTTATAAAGCTAGCACAAGTCCCAATATTTTTGATATTAATAACATTGGTAAATATAGTTACAAAATTAAATCAATAATAGACTCTATTATATATAGTAAGGGTCCTATTATTGTGTATTCACAATTTATTGATGCTGGATTGATTCCAATTGCCTTAACATTAGAGTCTATTGGATTTACAAGATATGGAAGTAATAGATCACTTTTTTTAACACCTCAAAGCGAAGAATTAGATATTGCTAGTTATAAGAAAAAGTCTGAATTAGGTGCTGGTTCTAAATTCCATGGTGCAAAATATATTATTATTAGTGGAAATGAGAATTTGTCTCCTGATGTTGTTGGTGATTTAAAAGCAGCAACAGACTCAAATAATAGTGATGGTAAAAATGTTAAGGTTATTCTCCTTTCGGCGGCAGGAAGTGAGGGTATTGACTTAAAATTTATTAGGCAAGTGCATATTTTAGAACCTTGGTTTAATATAAATAGAATAGAGCAAATTATTGGACGAGCAATAAGAACATGTAGTCATAAAAATATGCCACTAAGTGAACGAAACGTCCAAATATTTATGCACGGCACATTGTTGCATAATAATAATGAGTCAGTCGATTTACTAATTTATAGAAAAGCAGAAGCAAAAGCAAAAGTTATTGGTGCTATTAGTCGTATATTAAAAGAACATTCTATTGATTGTATGCTAAATTACGAGCAACAAAAATTTGATGAAAAACTACTTAATAAAAAATTAACATTAACACTTTCAAATAATGCTTCAATTAGTTATAGCATCGGTGATAAATCATATAGTCCATTATGTGATTATATGGCTGAATGTAGTTATAAATGTAAGCCAGAATTAGAAGACTATAAAACAAAAATGGGATTAACAGGAGACATAGAAGAAAATAATTCTTCTTATAATGAATTTTTTTTACAAACCAACAATGAAGCAATAGTGAAACTAATTAGAGATTTATTTAAAGAAAAATATTTTTGTACTAAAGAATACATTATAAATTATTTAACTAGTTTTAATAATTATTCAACAAATCATATAAATAATGCTTTGGATCAGTTAGTAAATAATGAAAATAGCTATATTACCGATAAATATAATACATTAGGGAAATTAATAAATGTTGAAAATCTTTACATTTTTCAACCGTCACAATTAAATAATGATGCTACTATTTTTGAAAGGTCTAATCCAATACATAATAAACCCGATGGAATAGCATTTGCTCTTCCTGAAACATTTGATGTATTTGATGATAAAACAAAAACAGTATATGTTGACAAAGCCGAAGTTGAAAAGCCGTTAAAGATCGATGACGAGCCTGTAAAAACAAAAGTTGATACAAAAGTTGATACAAAAGTTGATACAAAAGTTGATACAAAAGTTGAACAAACAAAAATTAATTTTACATTATTTGAAGATGACTATTTATCAATTGAACTTATTGATTATGTAAAATCACTTATTATTGAACTTGAAATAAACTATAATTATATTACTAATATACAACCTGACAAACATCAATCACTAGATGATAATAAATATATACATTATGGGTCAATTATTAAACTACTGGAAGCAGAATCAGTTTTAGATTCAAATAGCATAGAAACATTAGCAATTGCTATTTTACTAGATGATTTGAATATTGAAAAAACTACTTTATTAGTGAATTATTTATTAAATAATGGTTATGATTTAAAGGGACTTTCAAACTTTGAAAGTAAATTAGTACATTATTATGAGGAACATTTTATAACGTCTATTGATGGTAAATTGCGAGCACTAATAGTACCACAAAAAAGCGAGTTTAAAAATTATACATTATACATAATAACAAAAAGCAAAGTTCCCCATATTAGTGGTTCTAATATACTATTAACATTAGGACAATCTGAAGACTATGATGATTTTGCTGAAACTATTGTTAAGAAAAAGGTTGCGTCACTAGACCATGCGCAATCAATCGGGTTTTTGGCATTGGCAAACAAAAACAAACAAGACTATATTACATATTTCAAAATAAAAAGTGGCACAAACAAAGGTGCTCGTTGTAGTCAAGCAGGAAAAGCGCATAGTGAAAAAATATTTGTTGCTATTGGAGTTTCTAATAGTATTATTCAAAAATTAAAAAAATATAATCAAATTGCTTTTTGTAATGCTTTGGAAATTTATTTTAGATATTATGATTACATTAAAAAAGATAATAAGCGTTGGTTTTTCAACTTAGTTCAATCTTTAATTAACAACTTTAGCTAATTTATTTTGTTATTTTGTATATATAAAATTTGTTATTTTGTATATATAAAAAATTAATATTATTATATATAATTGAATAAATATTAAATATAAAAATCTTATTATATACCAAGATGTCTAAATCAGTAAACAAAAAATATTCGTTGAAACAAGATAAAGACAAATCCATAAATGGAAAAACTAATACCTCTAATTTACATATATATATACGTTCATTATTGACGCAAAAAATTGTCTTAAACTATAATGAAGTAAATTCTGATTTATTTAACACATTAGAAGTTAGATTAAAACAATTTAATGAGGGAAAATGTATTAAAGATGGTTATGTTAAAAATAATAGTGTGAAATTGTTAACATATTCAGGTGGAGAATTATTTTCAAATAAATTAGTGTTTGAATGCGTATTTGAGTGTTTGATTACAAATCCAGTAGAGTCTATGATATTAAATTGTGAGGCAAAATCTATTACAAAAGTTGGTGTGCGTGCTGAACTAGTAAGTGATGATAATATTAGTCCATATATTATTTTTATAGCACGCGACCATCATTATAATAATGAAATGTTTTCGCAAATTAAAGAAAATGATATGTTACAAGTTAGAGTATTGGGACAGCGTTATGAATTAAATGATAAATTTATTAGTGTAATTGCTGAATTAATTGCTATTAATAATTATGGGACACTTAAAAAAGAGCTAGAAAGCGATTATGGATTAGAAGTTGAAGACACGCTAGATTCTGCTATGGAACAAACTGGAGGTGAAACTAAAATTAAGTTAAAAACAAAAAAAAGTGGTCAAAGAGTAAAAAAAAATATGGCTTAGTTTTAAACTGTCTCATTAATTACTAAATAATTTGGTATGCTTGATTTAAAAAATGTACGAACAATTAAAAATACAGCCATTATATTTGCTATCCAACACCACAAAGACCCCCTTGTTTTAGTTTTGTAATAAGTATAATAAATCGCAAGAAAAACTATTACATGTATAGCAAATAAAATATATTTTTTAATATATAATAATATTACTAAAAGAAATGTTAACCATGTAAAAGTATATAGTGGTATTACCTTAAGCCAATTCCATGCCAAATGGCCGTTTTCTGCTTGTGTCATTGAAAAATCAACATTTAATAAAACACCAGAAATGAAGGGG